TTTGCTGACGATGTAGGTAAAAAGGTAGGCACCTTTGCTGATGATATAGGTAAAAAAATTGGTACCTTCGCCGACGATGCAGTAGCTGGGTTAAAGAAAATTGGTCAAAAAGCTACTACCTTTATAGACGATGTAGCTGGTATAAATTTAAAACAATCAATGGACAATATAGGCGCTAAAGTCGGGGCATTTGTTGATGATACAGTTAAAGGTTTAAAAAACGTTGTAAGTAAAATAAATCCCTTTAGCGGTCAAGTTGATGAACTTGGTAAAGCTGCAGCTAAAGCTACTCAAGGTGCAACAGCTGGTGCCTCAGCGGCTGGTGGTGCTCCTAAAAAAGCTGGATTCTTTTCAAAAGTTGCATCCGGTGCAAAAAATCTAGCTGTAAAAGCTGGAGGCGCAGTAAAAAACGTCGCCGGAAAAGCAATACAATTTACGAAAGACAAAATACTAAAACCAGTTGGTAGTGCTATTAAAAAAGTTAAGCCACTTAAATTATTAAAAGGTTTAGCTAAGAGCCCACTTTTAGCTCCAGTATTAGAGAGTTTTTTCGCCGCTAAAGATATTAACGATACGATAGATCAATTTGGTGCCGGGGAAATAGATGAAAAAACATTAAATCAATTAGTAGGTAAACGTTTAATTGAAGCTGTTACAGGTGTTATAGGAGGAGCAGGCGGGGCTATAATTGGTGGCACGCTTGGCTCAGTTATACCAGTGGCAGGTAACATAATAGGAGCTATTGCTGGTGGTGTATTAGGCGACGTAGGTGGTAGAGCTATAGGTGGTTTAATTGCTAAAGCATTAGGGGATAAAACTGGTGAGATGGGCGAATGGGCACTAAGCTCACCTTTATTTAAAGTACCAGAACAACAAGGTGCGCCTGTTGATATTGAAGATGGTATTATAACAAAAGACGGTCAAGTCATAAGGCCCGATAAGGACGATACATTATATGCGATGAAAGACGGAGGGCCACTTTTAGATATGTTGGCTAAAGGATCAGCGCAGCAAACATCTCAACTTAAAATTCTTACTAAGATGAACGAGACATTACTTAAAGAGCAAACAGAAATGCTTCAACAACACGCAGTACTGTTAGCTGAAATAGCTGAAAAAACAGGTGTTGGTGGTAATAATATTATTAATAATAATAGTAGTGTAACTAATTTAGGAAGCGGAAGGGGGCTACAGCTACTACGAGATAGTTATGCTGTATAAATATTAATATGAATCTTTGGACTTTAAAATTTGCCGGAACAGAAGCTCTACCTTTATTACAAAGAGGTTCAGGAGCTGGTGATGCAGGTGGGAATTTATCTAATTTAATGACCATGGGCGTGTACGGTAATACCGGTGCAGAAGGTATAAAAGATCCAATAGATGTAGCTAGCGATTTTCCATGGACTAACAGCCCTAAGACGTCAAAGTATGATATTCCTAAAATACAATTAATAGAATCAAGAATAGTTTTAAATTCTACTGTTACTAATATGGTATATTCTGCTTTGGCATCGGCAGACTCTATTAAGTCAGCTGGTGTTACAGTTGCTGATGCAGTTACTGATCTAGGAAGTTTCTTTAATAAATTTAATGCCCCTAAACCACCTCCCGCGACTCAAACTGATGATGCTAATACCGCTAACCAGAACCAAGAAGATGGTGAAGAAAGCTCTCTTAAGTCTAAAATTACCGATCTTTATAATAGTGCATTAGAAGCTGGTAATTTTAAAGTATTTGCTAACCCGGCTTTAAAACCATATCAAGGGTTATACGCAACTGAGCTAACCGGATTCAACTATTACTTTCCATATTTAGAAGACCAGTACGCTCAAATAACTACTAATTTTGGAGAAGGTGATTCTAATGTAATAACTCCAATAGCTGATTTAGTTAAAGGCGTTTCTCAAGGGTTAGCTGGTATGGCTAATGTTTTAAGGCCTGGCACCTATATAGAAAAAGCTAAACAATTCACTATGGGCGATGTAGGTAGACAATTAAATTTTAAAATACCTCTACTTAATACTAGGAGAGCAGAAGATATTTCTAGAAATTGGCAATTAATTTTTGGATTAATTTATCAGAACAGACCGGGTAGAGTTAGTAAAAGTATAATAGACCAGCCTGTAATATATGAAGTTAATTTGCCAGGCGTTGCGTATATGCCTTACGCGTATATATCAAACTTACAAGTAAGATTTTTAGGTGCAAGAAGAACTATGAAGTTTCAAGTACCAGTATTGGATGAAAATGATTCTAATGTCGGTTTAATTGAAACAACTGTACCGGATGCATATGAACTAGATATAACTGTTACAGGTATGAATGAAGAAACAAGAAACTTCTTATATGCTAATGTAACTAAGTCTAAATTACAGGTAAATAAAGCAGTAAATGCACCGGAAATACCTACTCCCGCTACTCAGCCACGGTTGTTTTCGTAAATTAATAAATATTTGCTCTTACAGGTTTTAAGATAAATATTAATATGGAAACAGGCGAATATCAGAACGATATTGAAATCTTAAAAGATCTTGAAAAGTATAGATATGAAAATATTTTCAAGCTATATAAAACTGGCGAGAAAAATTTTTATTTTTATAATATACTTAAAAAGATAAAATTACCTGATACGACAAACGAAAGATTATTTGAAACAGTTAAATTTACTGATCAAATGCCTCTAACCACATTAAGTTTTAGAATTTACGGTACTACTTATCTTTGGTGGACAATAGCTTTAGTTAATAATATTACTAACCCTGCAGAAATAGAATCAGGGAAAGAAATAAAATATATAAAAAAAACATTCTTAAAACCTGTCTTAGATAGTATACAACAGCAGCTTCAGTAATGAGATACGATTTTGATACAGTATATGAAGATCAGTTTAGTTATATTATTGATAATCAAAAATATATCTTTAAGGCTACTTTGTTTAATCCAGATGGTGATAACTTAACTTTAACTAAATCTCAAGTTAAAGAACTAAAATTATATGATAATATTTTTCAACCCTGGATAAAGGGAGAAATTATTATAGACAATACTGAACAAGCATTAGAAAGATTTAGAACAAACCCAGTAGATAAAGAACTTAAACCAGGTTCAAAAGAAATTCAAGGCTATACTACCAGAGGAGATGGTAGGGACTTTATAAGAATTGAAATTATTCCATTGAATACCACTGACCAGGGATATGATGAAAATTCAGATGAGTTTAATAAATTGTTTGGACTAAGATACTTTTTTAGTATTTCTGATGAGGAAACTGTGGATTTAAATAATACTGAATGTAGAAGATATATAATAAATGATTATGATTTAGAAATATTACATGAAAGAAAAACATTTTTTTCGTCTTCTCAATTAGTTAATACTACTGAAAGTGTTACTGATTTAAATAATAAAGATAGAGAATCTTATACGGGCGACTGCCTTAAAAAGATCTTAGCATTAGGTTTAAATGGTGACGACGTAGTAAAATTAGAAGAAAATCCAGATACGGGAGAGTATGTGTCACCTAAATTTGAAAGCGGTTCAAGTCGTATATTTTATTCTTCACCAGCAAACGCAAGTGCTTATTATGATTTAATGTATATATTAAAGAGACATGTTGGTGGTAGTGATAAACAAGATTTTTCATTTCTTAAAAAGCAAAATTTTTCTGGAGAATATACCCTTCAAAGTGCAGCGACTTTATTTTCAAAAGCATTTGTTCAAAGTAGAAATACAGGCGGGGAGTTATTCGTTGAAAACTTTACTATAACAGGTTCATCAAAAGAAGATACCAATATTATTGAAACAGAAAAAAAATCGCCTGATGCATCTTTAGAGTTTGGAGAAAAAAGTGAAATTTTAAATTATAAATTTTTTAACACCCCTGGAAGACTTTATAAAGAAAAAATAAAAACGGAAGCTGTTCATTCTTATGATTTTAAAAATAAAAAATTTAATGTTGATATTTTTGATAGTAATGCAATTGCAGCAAAAACAAAATTTTCGGAGCTTTACGTTACCCCGCTTAAAGGTAAAAATGGCAAGCCAGCACCCAACCTACCACTAACCGAAATGCAAAAACAGAATCTTACTTTTAATAATATTTTTTCTGAATACGGAGATAACTCTGATATTCGTAAATCTTATGGGATAAATAAGCTTTTAAGAAATGCCCTAGTAACTAATATGGGGGTTGAAATAATAGTAAAAGGTCAGACTTTGAGACGGTCTGGAACGTTTTTTAGCTTAGATAGAGCCGGGGATTATATAGACAATACATTTGATAATAAATTATTAGGTATTTATTTTATAGCTGAAGTACAGCATGAGTTTGTTAATGATACAGAATACTATAATAAGATTATTGGTATTAAAACTTATCATTATGAAGACCCTAAATTTAGAGAGGACATGATATAATGAGTAATAAAGTTACATTGCTACCAGACTATATTGATATAGTTCAGCAACCAAGCGTAGATTTTTATAAGAATAGTACGTCTCTTTTTGAAACATTTAAAGCCTATATAGGGGAGCTCAATACTTCAATAAATTTTGAAAAATCAAAAACTGAAACTAATATTGCCGAAAGTATGGCTGCTATTTTCAAGGCTTTAAATGATAATGATTTTAAGGTTGTAGTTGACGAGGTAGAATATAATTTTGACGAAGGGTTTAAATTATACTTTATTGAAAAATATCAAACATTAATGGCATCTTTAAAAGATTTTATAAGCGAAACAATCGGTAAAGATAATGTATATTTTATAAACTATAGCGATGATATAGGAAATATAGCTAATGAAACTAGCGTAGTAGATAATAGTACTTCTCCTTTTTTCGATACATACGATGATCTATTTAACTACCCTAATTCTTTGCCAGCTTCTTTATATAATAAAGTATCAAATAATGAGCTATCTACGTCTATTAAACTTTCTTTATTTACTGACGCATTAATGAAAACTAATCTAGGTGGTATTCAATCAACTTCAGATTCGAATGTTGCCAAGACAGCTCATGGTGATAATTTAGTAAATGATAACTTATATATTGACAGATTGTTTCTTTTAAAAGACCCAGTTAAATCAAAAATAAAGACTGTATTAAATAATATGGCTGATTTTGTACAGTTTTTTAAAGGGGTTAATTATAAAGATAAAGATTCGGAAAGAAATGCTTTAGATTTAATATATTCAGCTACTATAGAAAATGTTGAAGTTGAAATAGATTTACTAAAAAATAAAGTTTAATTTTCTTCTACTTCTATAATGTCGGCTTTTTTTATTAATTTAGCCATTAATTCTTCTCTGTTAAGTAGTAGTTTATGGTCCTGGTCATTTTGCTGTAAAGCTTTTTTACTCTCTATATCCATCTGTTTAATACCAACGGAAGTAACATTTCTTTGATCAGCTACGTGCAATTTGCTAAGATTTTCTAAAGCTGCAGCAGATGCACCTACTAGTTTAGCTAATGCCTCAACATCTCTACTATCTGGAGCTGCAGCTACAAATTTTCCTATATCTTCAATATATTCTAAACTATCTTTTACTAATTTACCAGAGTTGTTTAATAAAAATTGCTCAAGTTTTTCTTTATCTAACTCAAATTCTGGCTCTTTTTTCGAAATAGATGTATCTTTAATTGCACCAGATGTTTTTAGATCATTTATTAAATCATCTACATCCGTTGTATTATCTGCATCGCTCATAAAAATATTTAATAGAATCCCTTGATTAAACAAGTTAGTATAGTATAATAGGTGTATGAGTAAAGTAAGTATAAAATTTGTTAAGACGCATGATGATGCTAAACTTCCTACGAAAGCTCATATGGGCGATAATTGTTTTGATTTGTATGCAGTTGAGGATACTGTGATACCTCGATGTAAATATGGCCCTATTGATGAAGTATGGGTTGGTAGCAATGTCGTACCAGTTGGCATTACTGTAGGTTATATTTCTGAAGGTTATGGTTTTGTTCTTAGACCTAAATCAGGATTAGGATTTAAAGCTGGGCTACAGCCTCATCTTGGTGAGATAGATAATGGTTACCGTGGTGATTGCGGCGTTAAAATGTATAACTTTTCTAATAAGGATTATACTTTCAATAAAGGTGATAAAGTAGCTCAAATTAAGATAGAAAAAATTTATGATACTGTAGTTGAATGGACTAATGAAATTGAAGAAGCTCAAAGAGGAGATGCAGGTTTTGGATCATCCGGTAAGTAGGAACATTAATATAATAAGATATGGGTAAAGTTACAAGACAACGAATAACCGAAAAAAAAGTTGGTAGTGCTAAGATACGTAAAACTGTAACTGTTACAGTAACGAGGCCTTCTAAAAGAAAACGTAAATAATGTTTAATAATCTCTGGGTTGAAAAATATCGTCCGAAAACTCTTAGTGACTTAGTATTATCTGATACTAATAAAAAGTACTTTGAATCTATAACTGACGAGATACCTAACTTATTATTTGTTGGTACTCCTGGTCTAGGAAAGACCACCCTTGCAAGGATTCTTATTGAAGATGTATTAAAATGTCAGTATCTATATATAAATGCTTCTGATGAAAATGGCATCGATACTATACGCTCTAAGGTAGTAGGCTTTAGTCAGACTAAGTCTCTCGATGGGTCTATTAAAGTAGTAATACTTGATGAGGCTGACGGTATAACCATCGACGGTCAAAGAGCTCTACGTAATACTATGGAGGAATATTCGAGTCAGACTCGCTTTATTCTTACCGCTAATTATAAGCATAAGATTATACCTGCTATACAAAGTCGTACTCAATCTTTTGATTTAAATCCCCCTTTTGAAGATGTAGTAACGCGTATAGTTGAGATAGTTAAAAGCGAAGGTGTAAAGATTGACGATAGTCAAAAGGGTAACTTCGTTAATACTATTAAGCAAAACTACCCTGATATACGCAAGATCATTAATGCTGTGCAGAAGGCTTGCGTTAAGGGTAAATTTACAATTGATATAGCTCTAGATAGTAAAGAAATTGTTGATAGAGTTCATAAAGAAATACAGAGTAGTAATGTTATTGGGTTACGTAAATACCTAATTGAAAACGAAAACGAGTTTCAAGGTGACTATCATAACTTAATGAAGCAATACTTAAACTTCGTATATGAAAGTAGTATCGCAGATGATAAAAAGCGAGAGTATATCCTTGTATTGAGTGATTATATGTATAAGGATGTATTTGTGTTAGATAAAGAGATTAACGCGTTTGCGTGTTGGGCGAGTCTTTCTAAAGTTTGATTAAATAAATACATGAAAGATAATGATCTTTACCTAATTGCAGAACAATATGAAGTAATTTTAAACGAAGCGGACAAGATTGAGCGAAGAAAGCGCAACGCAATTGATAATCTTCAATTAGCTTTAGATGTAATTGGTCTAGACCCCGTCTTTCAGGTCGGAACTGCTGCAGATTTAGTAAATTTTACAATATCTGGACTCAGATCAGGATTAGCTTTAGCTCAAAGAGAGGGTGATATAGCTAAGGAACATGCAATTAACGCTGGTATATCCGCTATATCTTTAATACCATTTGCTGATATAATTAAGGTATTAAAACTGCGTAAATTAGGTAAACTAGCAAAGCCAGCAACTAAGTTAGCGGTAGCGGGTGGTAGGGCTGCTAAAGGGTATGGTATAAAGAGAAAACTAGATAGAATTGCTAATGCTAAATCTGAAAAATCGGATCAGGATAGTATCGATATTTAGAGTAAAATAAAAGCTAATACCGCTAGCCCCCCAGATCCTATTTTTGAATCTAGGAACTGACCAGTATTGTCTAAAAGTTCTAACCACCAAGATTGTTCTTTAGTTGGGTATTTTTCTGCCAACTCATCCGCTAAAGCCTTTTTCAAGCGAATAATTTTTGACTTAGGCAGGTCGCCGCCCTTTTCTGCTATTTCAGCTAATCTAATTTCTTTTTCGTATTTCTTTTCAAAATCTGCATCATCATTAAACTTTTTTAAATTTTTCTTATTTTTTCTTATAATAAAATTTATAGCTTTACCTAAAATTCTAGCTCCTAAAAATACCGAGGCAGTTGTAACAACTGTACTTAGAATATTGCTAAAGAATTCATAAATTTGCACAAAGATATTAGGCCCGGTTAAGGCTCCGGAGCCGAGAAACCCCGGAAAACCGAGTACTTCACATAAAACTTCTTGAAGCTCAGCTTCAGCTGTTTTATCTTCATAAAACTCCTGAAAGGTGTTCATTAGCAGTTTTCGCCGTCTTCGTTATGTTCGTCGTCTTCGTGAGTATCTTCTTCGTTTTCACCAGCTTTTTTAAGGCAGTAATCGCCTATCTTTTTAAGCTGTTCTGAAGTAAGATAATTAAGAGACTGTATAATGCCATCAAGTGCTATACCTGTACCTTTAGCTGCTACACCGCCGACAGCTAAGCCAGTCTTACCTGCAGCTCTGCCAGTTGCTTTAGCTGCGCTTCCAAGAGCAGACATTACACCTTCTTGTATTTGGCCGTAGGCCTCTTCGAGTAGTTTTGAATCATTATCTTTCATAAATTTATCCCATATATTGTGTTGTATAATTACCAACCTGACTTGGTTTACTTACCGTACCACCGGCTGGTATCTTAGTATTTTGTTTTGGTAAATAAATTTCTGTAGGTTTTAAAGAGTCACCTTGTTGAGTCATTCTTGTAAGCTCTGTTTGCTCGTCCTCTTGCTTGACCTCTTCTGGATCGATCTGAACTTTGTTGTCATACTTAACGCTATCCGGTACTGGTGCTTTTCCAAAATCTTCATCATGGCCTTCAGTATTTTGTATTAATAGATCTGCAGGAATAGAAACCGCATTTTTATTATCATAAAGACCGTTCGCTAATTCAATAGCGACGTCAGCAGTATATACTCCAGCTCTATTATCTTCATTCCCCGGTGCTCTAGAAGGCATATCAGTTTTAATATTAATTACTTTTTTATTAAGATCAGTATCTTTGAATATTTTTTCAATATAGTCTTTTACAGTATCTGCTAGACCTTTATAACTATCTTTTGATTTATAGTTATCCACTAGATCAACTCTATCACCAACCAATATACCACCATTGGTCATTCTCTGAATAGTTGATTCTACTAAATTTAAGAATTTATTTGCCATATTATTATTTATGGTTCTTGGCTAATAATTCTATAGTATAAATATAATTACAATGGCAGAGATTAATTTAGATATATTAACGCAGGTAGATGGAAATAGACCAGATAAAGCTATTTATAAAGATATTCATTTAGATTTAAATAACGTTTACACGCGTAACAGTGAGCTAGATAAAAGAAATGAAGTAAAAGACTTGCAAACAGATACAAACATAGGTGCTATCGCCAACGCATTTGTAAATCTCTTGACTACATCTCCAGGTCAAAAGCCTCTTAATCCTTTATTTGGTATTAATTTTGGCGATCTATTGTTTCTTCCAGTATCTGAAGAAAGAGCAGATGCTATAGGTAGCAATATTATTGATACAGTAGCCAGATTTGAACCAAGAATAAAACTTATAAAATTAACAATAACACCCGTAATAGAACAGCAAGAATACATTTGTGATTTTATATATACTATACCTCGTTTCAATAACGAAAGAATCAACTTATCAGGTAGACTATCAAGAACCGGTTTTTACGTTTAAATAGCATTATGCCTTTATAAATATATATATGGCAGCTAATACTGATTTTACATTACCAAGAGATGCATATGCAACCTTTGATGCGCTTACTCTTAAAAACTTAATAAAAAATAGATTAAGAGAGGGCGGAGTATTTACCGATCAAGATTTTGAAGGTAGTAATCTTTCGGCAATTATAGATGTTATCGCCTTTTCTTATCATCTATCTTTATTTTACTTAAATCAAACTTCCTCTGAGGCATTATTCGATGAAGCAACTATTTTTGAAAATATAAATAGAATTACAAAGTTAATAGGATATAAGCCTACAGGATACAAAACTTCAGCTCTATCTTTTGATGCTACAGCATCAGCTTTATTACCAAGAGATATATACACTATTAAAAGATATTCGTATTTTATGATTGATGGCACGCCCTATTCATTTATTAGTGACGCATCTTTTAGTAAAACTAATATAGCAGAAGAAAACTTAACAGAACTAGCTAACAATAGCTTACTATATCAAGGGAAATATGTTGAGCATCCTGTATTATTCGCTGTAGGAGAAGAATTTGAAAATGTATCACTTGTAGTAAGAGATACTATTAACAATAACCAAATAGATATTGAAGATAGTTCAATTAACGTCTATATTAAGTCATTTAATACTGGTAAATTTGTTAGTTATACCGAGATAGATTCTATTTTTAATGCGAGTAGTGCGGATTATGTATTTGAAAAAAGATTAAATGAAAATGGGTTTTATGAATTGAAATTTGGTAATGGTGTTAATGGTGCAAAGCTTAACGCGGGTGATGGGATTTATATCTATTATCTAAAAAGCGATGGAGAATCCGGTCAAGTTTCCCCCGGCAGTTTAAATGGAAATAATTTGAATGTCTTTACTACTACACAATTTGAGGAAATATCAAATGATATTTATGATAAAGATTTAATTGTACTAACACCGCAAAGATCGGCATTTATTACATTTACTAATAATAATGCTTCAACTATACCTAGTGAAATAGAAACTGTAGAAGAGATTAGAACTAATTCTCCAAGAAGTTTTTTCGCTCAAAATCGTATAGTTACAAATGATGATTTTATTAATTTTGTTACTAAAAATTATAGCAACATAGTTAGTAGCTCTGTTTTAGTTAATAATGATTCATTTGTAGATACAGTTATAAAATATTATTATGATCTAGGGTTAGATAGACCTAATCAAGATTCTAGGTTTCTATTTAATCAAACAAAATTTGCTACTACTAACCAGTCTAATCATGTATATGCTTTTTTGGTACCTAGAATTAAAACTGTAGATTCGGCAAATAATTTGTTTTATCTTTCTCAGTCTCAAAAATCTGAAATTGTAAATTCAGCTAGAGGTCAAAAAATTATTAATGCAGAAATCTTACCTCAAGACCCTGTATATACAGCTATAGCTATAGGACTGGAAGATCAAAGCAATCAAACCCCTGCTGTAAGCGACATTGAAAATACTTTTTTAGTTGTAGAAAGATTGTTAAATGATAGAATAAGCTCTACTAAAATACAAGAGCAAGTTTCAGCAGTATTTCAAACTGAACTATCTACAGATAAGGTAAGTCTAGGTTATACTGTTAATATTAATGATATAACTACAAAAATTTTAAATATTGAAGGAGTAACAAGAATTAAGACTAGGAAAATTAATCCTGTTAACAATCAAATTATTAGAGAAATACCATTTTTAAATCTGTATAATTTTAATGCTGCCTATTCGGATGTTGACATTAATAGCTCTGGTTCTAATATTGGATTACCGTTTTTTAAATATCCATTTTTATGGAATGGATCTGTAAAGGATAATGTAATAGTCGAAATAGTTGAATCATAATGCCAATAACCTCTCCATCAGAAATAGTTTATAACTTTGATAGATCGTATGACGATCTACCACCTATGAATGTACCTGTTCGTGTAGTTGAACCTCGAGCTGATACTGCAATGTGGGGAGGGATATCTGCTATACCTGCTTTTTCTAATGAAGCATATAAGTTAAGAATATATCCAGATTTTTCGAGTACTGATCCGCAAGGCATAGCTGCTACCCCTATAGTAGACAATTATAGATATTTTATAGATTTAGGAGACGGTACGATTACTACGGATTTAACAGCTGAACACTATTATAAATACCCCGGTGAGTATACTGTAACGTTAGTCGTAGTAGATAGTGCTACTAACTTCTATAAAGGCTTACAGCAACCAATTATAAAAGTAAATGACGTTATTTCTGATTCTATATTTTTAACATTTGATACATCCTCAGATGATGTTGATATAGACGGTACTATGGTTGATGGGGGTAAGATCACTACGCAATCTACATTTCAGAATCCTATTAGAGTAACTAGATTTAATTCTTATCAAACTTATTCAGCCTTATCTGCAACCGGCTATTCTATAAACCTAACAGTATCTGGTAATCGTAGTGAACTTGTATCCCCTTCAGGTTATTATACTGATACTGAAGCTCATTTGAAAAGGTACGCTGCGTTTGTGCAAATGCAACAAGATGGCCAGGGGCTAGTTACTGATACAATTAAAACTTCGAGTGATAAAATTTATGGTCGGTTAAACTTAGTTACTGATAGTCCAATTTATTATATCGATTCTTATAAACGCAGTGATAATATATTTATTGGAACGTCAGGCATCGGCACGTTTTATTATTATGAAGACTAAGAGAGGTTATAAATATTCTTATGAGTACTCATAATATAGTAGTTTTTGCATCTTTTGATACTAAAAAGTTTCGTGATCCTGAAAGTGAGTTCATAAATCTTGAGAATGACGGGCTGCCTTTTTTAAATGTTCAGCCCTCAACTTTAGTATATACTGTATCTACGACAGCTGCATTTAATTTAGATACTGATAAATTAAGCTATACAACTACTGGTATAACTGGGCTAGTTAACCCTTTAACCTCTTTTGCTTTACCAAAAATTAATTTTGCAAACCAAAATATTTATTTTGTTACTAAGGTAGTAAGTGTAAGCGGATCACCTCGTAAAAGAATGGAAAAATTAACTAATGAATTTCTCTTTTTAAAAACTAATGAAACAGCTGAAGAAGAATTAATTCTAATACAAAATACTGAAAGTGGTAAAATCATAGTAGAATCTGAAAAATTAATACTAGAACTATATGATAAAGAAGGCGAACTAGTTTCTCCTCAATTGTTAAATTTTACTAGTAATTTTGGTGATCTTACAGGCTCCAACGGGGGAGGCTTCTTTAAAGGATATCTCAATACTTCAGTTACAGGGGAAGATTTTAGAATTAAATTAATATACAAAACTGACGCGGGTAAACTATCTGGATATTCTACAACTTTTGATATATTCCCATCTACGGGTATTTTTGATGTAAGAAAAGTAAATGAAGATCATAATGAAACTGATAGTTTGAAAAAACTTACCTATCAGCCTGCTCTTCAATTTCAACCTGTATTAATGGATGAGTTACTTGGGCAAATTGTAGGTAATAAAGATTCTATTCCAGAAACATTAGGTATAAAATTATATGAAAAGATATCAAATTTTACAAGTAATATAAGTGACCCGGATGTAGCTAATCTTAAATCTTTAAATTCCTTAATAACAGAAATTAATATATCAGTTGATGAATACAATCAAGAATTTCCTCCAAGCTTAGCTAGATTATTAGATATTCTTTCTGTTAGCCTGAGTAAGCAGCTTGGGGGTAGAAATCAATTTCAAAATAACTTTAATGATAAAGGGTTTACTAGTAAGACCAAGTTTGGTAAGAATAAAGGAAGTAAATTAGATATAGGCAGCACTGTACTTAATACTGGTTCAAGATCGAGAGATATTATAGCTTATGAGAAGTTTAGCGAAAAATATACTGTTATTAATACAAATATTCTAAGCGCTACAAATGTCCCTTACGTAAGTGCTAATTCTTATGCATTATCAAGTTATAATCCAACCTGGGGCTGGGGATTAGTTATACCAAATAATGTTTCGGGCATAGATATAGAAAAATATTACGAATTTTATAATTTTGATAAAACTATCGAAGGTTCATATCAAGAAAAATTCATTGACTTCGATAATGTTAATAATACATACTTAACTTCTATTACTTCATATAATGATTATATTAAAAAATACGGTATAGCAGAAAAAGTAATCGCGCATAATTTATATACTAACTTAGATCTTATCTCAGGCTAGATACTTTGATTAAATATTTTATATGTCATCTATTACTAAAAATATTGTATATAATAGTGTAACTAATACACTAGGAGACGAAAAGAAAGATCTAAACAATCCATTTTCGTTTTTAGATTATCTTAAATATACTGGTACAAATGATAAAGATGATCAATTAATTAATTACCGAGACTATTTAAAAAGCTGGGAACAGTTTACTAATATTTCTTTAGTTTCAATTAACGTTAATGTAAAAGATCAATTTATCGCTTTTTTAGAGGAAATTAAATTAGTATTTCTATCGCCAGAAGAAAGAAGATATTTTGACAATATTGACCTAACTAATGATGAGCAGTTAACAGTTTCTCTTCCATTTTTTACTACAAAAATTAAAGAAATAGCTCTTTATTTTAAAAAGAAAAGGGATACTATAACTGGAAATTTAGAGTATATTAAAAGAAAAGGTACCCCTTCAGGGGCTGAAAGATTTATTAAAGAACAAATTCTTGATATATATTCAGGTGATGATGTTGCAGGTCTAGTAGATTTTAATAAATTAGATCAAGATGGTCTTAATGAACTTCTTAATAATATAGATATTAATATAGAAAGAGTTTATGATACCTTTAATGATTATTATGATTTAAGTCCGTTAAAGCCACCATCATTTTATGATGTTACTGGAGGATTAAGAAAAGATTATTTTTCTTCTAATACTAATAATCTAAGTGCAAATTTTTATATAGATGAAGATAAAGCTATTAGCCAAGTTATTAACGAGCAAGGATTAGTTTTAAAAGAAATCCCCGGATTGTACGTTAAGTTTGATACTACAGATTTATCATATATGAATAATGATAAATTTATAGAATATAAGAATACTAATAATAGATCTGATTTAAATTTTAACTATGAAAAAGATATAGCGAAACGATATTTAGGTACAGATATGTATTATGTATCTTCAAATAGTTCAGGAGATTTTATATACGATAAATTATTCGATGCCGCTTATCCTCATAGAAATTTACTTAACATTAATAATCCTGCAACTATTACTATACCTGGTAGCGCGTATAAATCAGAAAGAGACATTGGAATTTATTTTAAGCCCGCATATAGAGGTATATTAAAAATGGAAACAGATTTTATTTCATCTTTATTAGAAATTAATATTCAAAAAGATACTACTTATACTTTTCCAGATCCTTTTAGGGTTGGTAACGTAGATGGTCTGGGGGGCGTAAAAAGAGAAAATCCATTGACGTTTAATGGTTCTTTTGATAGATTTAAAACACCATCAAGTTCTTTTGGTAGATTTTTGCCAGAGGTAGATAGTAGAGACCAAACTATGCATTCCTACAATACTTCAGAACAAAGATTATTTAAGGCTAATAATTTATCTCCGTTTCAAGGTCTCGAGACTATTAATCTATCAGGTAGTATTACAAAAGAAACAGGAGATATATTTGGAAATAAATTTTATCTTGTAAACCGTACATTTGAAAATAATAAAAATATTTCTAACACATCGTTTATTCGTTCCCCTCTTGGTTTATATGATACAGAGCAAACAGCTTTATCAACATCATCCGAAAAAGAAACTATAACATTAAAAAGATCTAAAAATAAAAATATTCAGGTATATAGTTTAATTGATAATACAATTTTCCCTATTCAAGAAAAATTTACTAAAATATTCAATAGATATACCTACAACCCCATACTTTATAATCAACTTATTTCAAACCAATTTCAAGATATAGATATTTTTAAAAATGTATATTTTTTAAGAACTGACAATTATCTTATTATAGATACTATTTCATATTCTTCAGAAGGCTTATTTACCCCAGAAACATTTGTTTCGTTGGTTAAGAAATTTAATAAAGGTTTTGTTGTAGATCAAGAAAATACTATTTTATCTAATATTAGTAATCCTACTAGACTAGGAGATGAACTTTTTTATATTAAATTGAACAGCGATCCATCCACCACATCACCTGTTAATATAAAATTCTTTCAGTTTGAAATATTTAAATATAATTTAAATACAAAGAAAGAAATAAATTTAATTACTTCCAACACCCAAAATCAAAGTTATTTTCAAGATAATTTTACCTTCAATGTAGGTAGTAATATAGTAGAAATATCCGAAATTAAGCTTTCATATAACAGTAAGCAAGAAAAATTTATTTGCATAACTAATTTTAGAGATTTAAATAATGTTAGTTTTTTACATATTTTAATATTTGATATTAATGGTAACTTGCTTGATATAAAAAGTAACTATGCAATTACACCGGATAATTTCGCTAACACAGTTAATTTTTATACATCTGGATTGGTTAAAAATATGAGCCAAGCAGAACCTGCAGGCCTTATTGAACCGAGATCTGTATTAACTAACCCTAAACAGGATTCAAAATATGGCGCACTTAGATTCTAAACATAAATTACAGGTAGACCTTTCAAATGCAGAGCCTTCTACAGTAAATCTTCAGATTAACAGTCAGTATTCCATTCAAGGAAATACAACAGTAACGTTTGTTTTGTCTAATATACAAAATGCTATTGACCCAACCGGGGTAGGTATAAAAGGTATTGAGGTAAAGCCTGAAGTTAATGATCTTGGAAGTATAACAGATCCTGTATTTTACCCGGCTATTTTTAGCAGTACAGGTAGTACAACAGCGTTACCCTTTACTACTTTTGAACACACATATTACTCCGCAGTTTCTAGCATTAGTTCCTTATCTGCTGAATTTAACATATTTTACCAACAAGAGGATGAAAGTTTAGGTCCACTTTCAGCTAATCAAAAAATTCATTTTAAGACTACAGCTGATAATATAGTTGATCGAAATATAACTTTATTGAATTCGCAAATGTTTACTATCGAAGGCGACCCAGTACCTATGTTTAATATAGAAACCGATGAAAATATTATTTACCCTCTGACTTATTATCAATTTTTATCATCTGAAAGACGATTTTTGGGTATTTATCTTAATACAGATGAAGAAACGCTCCCAGAACCTTTAAGTACGGACTTTTTAGCAGATACAAGATTTTGGTTATCTAGCGCTTTATCTACTGTAGGGGCTATAGCTTTAAGTGGTGGTGGATTTACCCTTCAGGGAAGAACCGGAAGGCAATATACTTATATGTTTGATATTACAGGCGATGGCACTGCTATATCTAATTTATCTTCTGATGCTTTAAGTGCTTATGCTGATATAGAAATACCTTTTATTAATTTAAATCTTGGCTCATTTAAAGCCTATCAAACAGTTTTTCAAGCTATAACTAGTACGGTTTTTAATCAAGGAATTCTAGGCGATGAAGGAGAATTTTTAAGCATTACTACTAGTATTTTTGATACCCAAGATCGTGGAGGATTAGTTAGATTTAATCATGGAAATTTAGTACCACCAGCGGCAACAGTATACGCTTTATCCGCTGCAACTGTTATAAGGCAGGGTACTTTTGAATCATCGGAATTTGGTGATTGGTATTACAGACAAAGCAATGTAATAGATAGATTGTATACTTACCCAGCTTCAGGATATGGATTAAGCGCAAGTAATAGAATCTCTACCGACCCAGATGGCGACAATATAACTGCATTATAAATAAATATATATATGGCTACAGATATCAAAATTTCAGAACTTAATGAGATCACGCAGAACTCAGATATAAACCAGATTATAGTAAATGATAGGGAAAGTGCTGGCGATAGCGGTATCACTAAACGTATAAATCTTGATAATTTTTTAACTGCTAGTTTAGTTAAAACTAGAAATATAGCTGACTTAAATGTTACAACTGATAAGCTAGATACTGGTGCAGTTACTTTTGATAAAATAGCTAATAAATCTATAACCTGTAACCAAATAGCTGATGAAACTATTTGTAATGGTTTAATAGAAGACAGTGCTATTAATAATAGAACTCTCGATAATAATGGCGATTTTACAGTGTCGAGACTTGTTGCTACAACCAGTCTTCAAGCACCGCAGGTAGCAGCAACTAGCAAATTAACCGTTGACAATGGGTGTGTTAAATTAAACGGTTTAGATTATGAATTTCCTAGTACACAAGTACCTCAACATTTTTTGAGAACTGATGGAGCCGGAAATCTTTCATGGGAAGAAGCAGCTCCGGGCGCAGGCACGGCTTTAGTATTTGATCAAATTTTCCCTGTAGGTACTATAATCCCTTATGGAGGTAGTGCAGCTGTACCTAATGATCAATGGATTGCTCTAGATGGTTCAAATAATAGTAGATTTGACGGGGTTGCATATCCAGAATTATCAGCAGCTCTAGGAACAACATGGGGAGCTAGATATACCTCAGAAAGTGGAAGCACTACTTCCTCTACGGGTAGATATTTCTCTTTACCTAATATGTCGGGAAGAGTTCCAATAGGTCAAGGTACTGGAACAGATAATGCAGGGACGACCTGCTCATTTGGAATGGGTAGTACTACTGGTTTATATTGTCAGACATTAAATGCCAATAATATTCCATCACACACACATTGTTATAGAAATGATTATTTTATAGAGATTCATAATAGTCAAAAATGTGTTGATTATATTGAAAATGTTGGCTCGGGTTTATTTGGGTCCGGGAGATCTGATAGTGATAATATATACGTTTATGGAAGATGCTGCACTACAGCGCAAAATTCAACTTCAAATTCTGCTTTCTCTATTGTTCAGCCAGTTGCATCTACAAGATATATTATAAAAGCTAAACCAGATCATATTCAACAATTTGGCATGGCCGTAGGGGTAGGTCTTTCAGCTCTCGACGGGGCAGGCGCTCAAACAAATACTATAGATTTATCTAGTACAGAATTAGGTATAAAAATTGATCATAATCAATTACAATTTTCTGGATCTAATGAAATACAATTAAAAACAAATACTGTTTTAACCGATACAGAATTTGTTAGGGTTAATGGCGCTACCAATCCCTTAGTTCATGATGAACGCACTACTTGTGGAGTAGTCAAAGAATACTGCTTATGTGATTTTACTGACGCTGGTGGTATACTCGATGCAACAACAAGATGCGATATTCGAGGCGTGGTTATGACGTATAATGTATTTAACGGGCAAAATGTTATTGCAAATCGGTTTTCGGAAGTTCTTGTAAATACAGATAATGGAGGTGTAGACGCTGGGTATGATGTTGTAGGTAGATATAGTTCACAAAATGGTGATGATGATGGTGGCTCCGGAGCAATGACTACTATACCTCTTAATAAAGATTTAACATCATTCTGTTTTAAGTATAATGTGAATCCCCATAAATGTAATTATGCACAAACAAGAATTCTTGGAGTGATTATTAACAAATACGCTTAAGCGTTTTTAAGATCTTCAACTTCTTTAGAAAGTCTTTTTACTTCCTCAATAAGAACCGGAATAAGTTTAATATAATCTACAGCTAGCATCCCGCTGTCTCTTTCATGAACTATCTCAGGTAATACCTCTTTAACTTCCTGAGCTAAAACTCCTAAAGATTTACCTTCTAGTTCAGCGTCTTCTTTCCAAGTAAAGGTATAACCATTTATACCATTAATAATTTCTTTAGATGATTCGATTTTATTAATATCATCTTTCAATCTTTCATCAGATGATGAGAAAGCAACAATATCGCCTCCGCCAAATATAGTGCCACAGCTAAATATTGTACCATTATTAAAAAGAGTATTGCAAGTAGTATCACCGCCTGCATCAGATACTGTACCTTCACCAAAATTAACTCTACCTTTAGCAAAGAATAAACCTGGACTACACCCTCCAGTTGCGTTATTTACTGAAAATTCAGTAGAAGTTCCTTTACCTACAAAAAAATCTCCTTCTACGTTGACTTCACCTCCGGTACCAGTTTGATTAATATTACATGCATTTACACTACAGCCATCTCCTACTACAATGTTACCGGCGCAAGTATCTAACTGACCATTTACTAGTATACCGCCGCTAGCTCTTGCAATACATAGGGAACTTTCTATTCCCATACCATCAGTAACTATAATTCTAGTTGAAAATGGATCTGGTAAGATACAATTATTACACCCTGCTTCACCTACATTTAAAATTGACTTAAATGTATTACAAATATTTTTTCCTTCATATAGAGCCATACAATTATTTATTAAAAATTATCTTAATTAAAAGGTTACTATTTCATTATCCTGATACTTCTTACCAGAGAATCTTTTTAATAGATTGCCTAATATTTTTTGTTGATAACGGTATATTTTAATAATACACCTGTTGAATACTTCTGGCGTTATAACTTCATTGACGCCTACAAAATAGTCGTAATCTTTTTCTTCAACCAATGAACTACTTAAACCTACATTACCGGTATAAGACATAAGTCTATATTCGCTTGAATCAAATTCAAATAAAAATCCAAACCCTATTCTAGAGGCAAGGCTATCTAAATTAAATAATATTTTTTTTATACTTTTATTAAAAGTAATATTATTAAAATATTCTTCTTTTACATTAACGTCATTTTTATCAAAAATATTAAAATTATCATTATGTAGGTTGGATAATTGCTCATTATTTTCATTAAATCTTAAAACTCTATCAAATCCGTTAAACGTAGTACCATCTGCTCCAGCATTTTTTTGATATAAGAAAATAGAATCTCTATCATCATTTTCAGGTAAAATTTTAGCATCAAATATTTGATAGTCAGATCCCGATAATTCCACATTAACAACGTTATCCCATTTATATGCTCCAATATAATCATCTTGATCAGCTACTAGTAAATATTTATAAACATTATAATTTGTTATAATATAGTATAAATTGCTGTCATTTTGTGAAAATAAAATTCGTTTCGGTATTTCACCTTCTCTTAAAACATTTCTAGGATATAATAATTCTGCAGTCCCTTGAAATAAAGCATCTACTTCTAGAACACTAAAATCAGTAAATAAAATATACAATTTACTATCAATAGGATTTATTGCAAAGTCCGCAACCGTTCTAGTCTCAAAATACTTAGAAGAAAATTCTCTAGTTTTTGATAAATTATCAGCCAGGACAATTATACTTTTTCTACCATCATTCCAGGTATATATTTCATTAGCATAATAATAAATTAAATTTGCGCCCGATAAAAAGTCAGTACCTGCTGTATTTAGCTTTAACCCTCCAGCATTAATTAAATCAAAATTAGTTTGATTTATTCTACTTTCATTAAGAATAGGATCTATATATAGTCTATATATTTGGTTATGAAACGCATCACTAACATATAATGTATCACGATTATTAGTTGTTATATCAGTAATTTGCTGAAAATTTTGCGAAAAAGGTCCATCAGCTCTATTAGTTGAAACAACAAATGAGGCTGTCGATGATTCAGAAGCATCATTAGGCATTTTGTACACGCTTATGGCGGAAGTAGTGAAGTATATAGTTAAGAAATCGGTAGGGGTGGTAGAATTTAAAGGATTGGCCTCATTTACTCTCATTCCAATAACATCAAACCCTCTAGCGTCATTTAAATCTGATGCACTTGTACTAGCAAAATCGGAGGATAAATTAGGGCCAACAGCACTATCTTTAACTACCTGAGTTAAATTACCCACAGCTCCATTACTCACTCCAGTACATCCTAAAAAGCTAGTATAATTTCTTGGAATATTATTGTCTCTTATAAAACAAAGATTATATAACTCTAGAAAATTTTCATATAGTTTATCAAACTTTAAATTAATAGTATTCTGATTTACAAACTCGCTTGGCTGAAATAAAAGAGAATCTTCTAAATGAGGAAGGCTTATATTAGTTGATGTGCCTCTATTTAAAAAAATATTTGATAAAATAAAATTACCTTTAATATTGTCTTGAATTTGAAGTTCAGTTGAGTTAACCGTTCTAACCCTTCTTGCCCAAATTTTATTGTCGGAAATATTATAATATCCTGTATAAGGATTACCTCCACTTAGAAACGTATCTCCTAATGTATAATTAAAAGTTACAGAATGGTAATCACCAATCATTAATGATCCATCTGCCATTCTATGATATCCTTTAGGAGTTGGTAAATCAGATGATGAATTAGATGATGGACCAGTCTCCGAATTATTAGAATATGTTGTAGTACTATAAGACATTAAAAGTATTTATTGAAAAGACTTATCCTTCAAACTTTTAATTATACTTATTATATAAATATAGTTATGGCTATAGGTAAAGCAACAACTCAATTAGATAGAAAATCAAATAAAAATGTTTATAATGATACTCTAATATTATACCGTAAATAAGCCTATCAAAACATAAATAATCTTATATGGCTATTGGAACAAAAATAACTGGGCTCACACCAGAGCTTGAAGAAAATGTAACTAATAATACTTTACTGTATATAGTTAACAATAATGAGTCTAAACAGATAGTATTAGATAATCTAATTTTTGATGGTATCATAGTTGCAGATAAAATAGGTATAAATGCTGTTATTGCAGAAAAAATTAAAACTAATGCTATTGAAGCAAAACACTTAAAAGCCAATGCTATAACAGCTGATAAAATTCAAGCAGGTTTAATTACTGCGGAAATGTTGAGAATAACAGGTACTGGAGCTATTAATCCTTCTACTATAGGCGCAGCAGAAGCTACAGCATTTGGTAGCGCATTAACTGATATTGCATCTCTCCAAAGCTCCGTGAGTAATTTAGAGGCGACAAGTGATGGGGGAATTAATACTTTTTATGAAACTGAACAACCCGCAAATCCAGCGATAGGAGACCTTTGGTTCGATACTGATGATAACCAATTGTATAGATGGAACGGTGCATCTTGGGATAATATTAGAGATCCGGATATTGTTCAAGCAATAGCTGACGCCGCTAATGCTGCAGCGACAGCTGATAAAAAAATTACAACTTACTATCAAGATGAAGCGCCTGAGAATGACTTAGTAGACGGTACTCCTTTAGGCGCTGATGATGATGGAGATTTATGGTTTGATACTGATGATGGTAATAAACTTTATAGGTGGAATGGTACTACACTCCCCTACGGGTGGGTCGAAGTAACTGATAGTAGAGTAGGGACTTTAGCAACTCAAATGGCCGACGCGATAGAGGATATTAGTGGTCTTACCGGAACCGTTAACACTTTACAATCTACAGCGGATGGTGGCATTAATACATTTTATCAAACTGAGGCGCCAACAGGAAGTGAAGGTGATTTATGGGTAGACACGGATGATGGGAATGCACTTTATAGATGGGATGGCTCTGTATGGCAACCTATTCAAGATGAATTTATACGGACAGCTTTCGTTTCGGCTACAGCAGCAGCTGATGTTGCTGATAGTAAGATTACAACATACTATGGTGATGATCCACCTACTCATGATTTAATTGATGGTACTCCTTTAGGTGCTGATGATGATGGTGATCTATGGTTTGAAACAGATGAAGATAATAAACTGCATAGATGGAATGGTACTTCACTCCCCTACGGGTGGGTACCAGTTACAGATACAAGAGTAGATACATTATCTACTAGTTTGGTATCTGCTGTAACTAGTATTACAACCCTTGAAGATAGAGCTGATGGCTATGTACATACTTTTTATCAGGGCACTGAACCAACAAATGCAGATGTTGCAGCAGGTGATTTACAATCTGGAGATCTATGGGTTGATACAGATGATAATAAATTGTACAGATATAATGGTGCAACTTTTGAAGCAATTCAAGATACAGCTATTCAAACAGCATTTTCTTCCGCAACAGCTGCCGCAAATGTTGCCGATGGTAAAATAACAACATTTTATGGAGAAAATCCTCCTACTCTTGATCCAATAGACGACACTGATTTAGGCGTTGAAGATGAGGGTGATTTATGGTTTCAACAAGGCCAGAATAATAAACTGCATCGATGGAGTGGAAGTGAATGGGAAGTAGTGCAAGATACCCGTGTTGATACTATTTTAACAGATTTAGGAACCGCGGTAACTGATATTACCACTTTGCAAGGAGAAACTGACGGGTATATTCATACATTCTATCAACCCAATACACCCACTAATTCAGATTTATCTGCCGGTAGTATAGGTATTGGAGATTTATGGGTAGATACGGATAATGGTAATAGATTATTCCGATATAACGGTACCGGGTGGGATGAAATAGTTGATGCCGCTATCCAAACAGCTTTCGTTTCAGCTACAGCAGCTGCTGATATTGCTGATAATAAAATTACAACATATTATAGCCCGGAACCTCCTGAATACGATGCGATAGACAACACTGCTTTAGGCGTTGAAGATGAGGGTGATTTATGGTTTGAAACAGATAACAACAACCTCTTACATAGATGGTCCGGAAGTGAATGGCAAGTGGTGCAAGATACTTCAATTCAAGATAATATTTACACCACAGGTACTACTACAATAGACGGTGGTAGAATGACTACGGGTAGCTTATCCGCTGATTCTATAGCAGCTAACAATATTACATCAGGTAAAATTAAAACCGATAGTATTGTTGCGAGACATATACTATCAGATGAAATCGATACTAATCATTTAAAGGCAAATTCTATTACTACAGTAACATTAGCAGCTAGCGCTGTAACTGCACAAAAAATATCAAGTGGTACTATAGCATCTGAAGCAATGTTAGCGTCTAATATTATAACAGGTGTATCTATATCTTCAAATGCTGTTGTAACTGGATCTGTAGCTAGTAAAAACTTTGATGGCTCTTATAATGCAGATACCGGACTTATAGATGCAGGTACTGAAGGATTTTTCTTAGAAGGTAATACCGGAACTATAGTAGCAAATACTTTGGTTGCTAGAGATGATATTATTACTGGTGATATGATTAAATTTAGTAGTGGTAAGGCCCTTTCTGCTGGCCCGGACGGGGATTTACAAGTTGTAGTAGATGATGAAACTCTCTCGGTTCAAGATGGTAAATTAGCAATTAAAACAGTACCTCAAACTGCAGTTGTTATACCTACTGCTGCGGTAACTTATTCTGGTGCGCTTAATGATTATGATAAAGGCACGTTTATTCGAGGTGGTAATGATCTAAGTTATAGCAGTAGTGCGCAACAGCAGTTCAATTTAGGAACATTTCTTAATATTCATTATGAAGGGGAAAGTACCTCAACGTCTGGAAATCCTACTGTATTTACAA